GGTATGTAATACTCTTAAAAAGAAATAAATGATTAGCCCCCGAAAGGGGGCTTTTTCATTTACTCTTGTTCTTGACGCCGGAGTAATCCGGAACCCTGCAGCTTGACCCCGCATCTTCTTTTGGAGGATTCTGATGATTTACTTACTTGACCGTTTGGCACGCGAAGAGAGCGATGCCGACCGAGAGCAATTCGTACGCGGTGTACTTGGCTTAGACAAATTTCATGCTGGCTCGATGGTAGCCGGATGGATTGCAGGAAGTCTAACTGCTAAAGTAATCGCGGGCCGTAAGTGAAGCTATCAGACCTTATAACTAGCTCGGTCTCTGCGGCAGAAATAGAAGACTCTCGTATCACTACACAGCGCCTTAAAACTTGGTGCCTTCTAAACAAGTGGCCTGATGATGTAGTAAGTCAGATGTCTGTTGTTCACAAAGACGGTGAGTACGTCGTCTATTACCCACCACATCTTTCAGCCAAAATCAATTTTCTAGAGTATGGGGATCAAGATACCCCTCCATCCGCTGTGCTTAGGAACTTTCTAACTAACTTTATTGATCAAGATAGCTTTGCTACAGGCTTGTCAAAAAGCCTTAGAGTGCAGGGGTTGATCTAATGCCTATTATTCTTAATGAAGATAAAGCCTTAAAAGCGGCTCTACAAGGAATTGTTGTATCTGACAGTGCAAATGCTCAACGTCCCGTAGGCGTTTGGTATGGACAACCTGATATGGAAATTAGAGATCAAGTGTATCCATACATCACTCTTGACTTCATTGGTTACTCTGAAGACTTTGAACGAGCTCACCGCGGCATTATAAGTATGCCTTACTACCCAGAAGGTGTAGATAAAGGTACAACGCTTTCAAGCGGTGCAGGATCAAAACAGTACACAACAGAATTCCCTATTCCAGTAAATCTTGATTATCAGATTACTACTTATGCACGTCAGCCTAGACATGATCGTGCAATTATGGCAGCGATGCTGTCTGGTCAACGCATACCAATGCGATCTGGCCGCCTTAGTGTTCCAGAAGACAACACTCTTAGACGTGTTGAATTTTTAGGAATGTCAAAAAAAGATACTACTGATCAAAACGGTAAGCGACTTTTCTCTAATGTGTACAACATACGCATTAGTGCTGAAATTTTGCCTAGCGCTATTTCTCAGAAGTATCCAGTACAAACACCTCCTCTAATATCGCTCACAAGCCAAGACATCCCGTTTGAAACAATAAACATATAAATAGGCACCCCGAGAAAACAAATCAACCCTAAGGAGTAAAGAATGGCAAGTTACAGCAGACCAGGAGTCTTCATCAATGAAGTACCTCTGCCACAACTAGTTGCGCTAGCAGATAACGGACAGGCTCGTGGAGCGTTCCTCGGTGCATTTGCACAAGGACCTACAGCAGAACCAGTTCTAATTCAAAGCTGGTACGACTTTGGAAAAACTTTTGGAAGCCTTTCAGATAGCTACCCAGCTACCTGGTCGATCTATTCGTTTTTTGCAAATGGCGGACGTAGTGCTTACATTAAGCGCGTAGTAGGTTCAGGTGCTACAGCAGCATCAGTAACTCTTCGTGACCGTGCAGGTACCCCACTTAGTACACTTCGAGTAACAGCAAAGAGTGCTGGTGCTTGGGGCAACGCATTAACAGCAGAAGTTACAGCCGCTTCTACAACTACATTTAATCTGATTATTTCAGATGCAAATGGCATCCTAGAACAGTTTACTGATCTAAGCATGTCTACAACAAACAGCCGCTATTGCGTGGCTTACGTAAACTCAGCTTCATATTACGTAACACTTACTAACCTAACCTCAGGTACAGCAGCCCCAGCTAACATGCCAGAAGTTGCCGGAGTCAAGACATTTGCCTCAGGAGCAGACGGATCAGCACCTACACGTGCTAGCTACCAAACTGCTCTAGCAACATTTGATCCAATTACTAACCCAATGATTATGATTAACGCAGACGCATCTTATGCTTTTGCATCAGGCGGTGAAACTGGAGCTCGTGCAGCTAAGGTTCTTTTGGATAACGATGTTACTGCTTATGCAGATGCTCGTGGCGATGTATTTGCGCTAATCGATCCACCAGCAGGAAGTACATCAGCAGAAGCTATTACTTACGCAATCGATGGTTGCGGAGCGGTAGATGGCGGAAACGCAGCAATCTACTTCCCATGGGTAGTAATCCCAGATCTACTAAAGTCAGCACCAGGTGCTACTCGCGTAGTTGGACCAGCAGCAATTGCAGCAGGTAAGTATCTAGAAACAGACGCTTCACGTGGAGTATTCAAGACCCCAGCAGGTTTTGGTACAAAAATTAACAGCGCAGTTGCTCTAGAGCGCAGCCTAACAAATACAGAACTAGATAACCTCAATGCAGCATCAAAGCCAGTAAACGCTATTCGTAACGTTCCTGGTGGCGGTATTGTAATCATGGGTGGTCGCACACTCAACAACTCAACCGGAGAACGCTACATCAACGTACGTCGTTCAATGATTTTCTTGAAGAAAGAAATCACCGACCGTAGCAGTTTTGCGGTATTTGAGAACAACAGCGAAATTCTTTGGAATCAACTTCGTACTGCGATTGGAAACTTCCTTCGTAATTACTGGTCACAGGGTGGCCTACGCGGTGCATCTCCAGAGCAGGCGTACTACGTAAGATGTGACGCTACAAACAATACACCTACAGATATTTTAAATGGTCGAGTAAACATCGAAGTTGGTGTGGCTGTTGAATATCCTGCAGAATTCGTAGTGATCAGCATTGGGCAGATCACCGGAAGCGCTTCGGCGTAGTAAGGACAAGGGATAAATCATGGCAGATAGACTAGCTTTTACTAACGTACTAAGTTCTTTAACAACCGATCCAGTTCGTAACTTTCGGTTCTTAGTAAACTTTTTACCAACAGCTGATACCGCAACCCCAAAGTTTGCGTTTAATGCTCAAATGGGATTTACCTCAGTATCAGGCCTAACCGTCTCTACTGAAGCAATCCAATACCGTGAAGGTGGATACAACACCACTGTTCACCAGCTACCCGGACAAACTTCGTTTAGTCCAATTACCCTTAGCAAAGGCGTAATGTTGGGAGATTCTTCACAACTTGATTGGATGAAGCGCCTATTCTCACTAATTAGCTCAGGAGCTAAAGCGGGTATTGGAGCGGATTTCCGTTGCGATTTGGAACTACAAGTTCTAAGTCATCCAAACCCTGCTGGCTTACCTGGTGAGAGTGCAACTCTTTCTGGAGTAAACTCAGCATCACCTCACGTAGCTATTCGTTTCCGGGTATACAATGCTTGGATTACAAACCTTTCATACAGCAACCTAGATGCTGGTGGAAATAGCTTGATGGTCGAAGAAATGACTCTTGTTCACGAAGGTTGGGATGCTAAGTACGCTCAAGCATTGACAACTGCAGGATCAGCAAAAGAGTTCTAATAATCTAAGAAAAGGAATATAACATGTCTACAACTATTAAAGCCGCAGAAAGTCCGGCTATGGCTAACAAACTGTTAGAAGATGTAAACAACCTTGTCAATCAGGAAGTGATGGGATCTATACCAGTAGTTAACATCCCATCACTACCTGAGGCAGAGGTTAAGCTTCCGGCGGGTTTTATTGAACCGTTTGAAGGAACTGTGCACAGAACCGCTGAAGTTAGAGAACTCACTGGCGCCGATGAGGAAGCCATTGCAAAGATCTCTGATCCAGGCAAAGCTCTTTTATCTATCTTAGAACGAGGAACAGTCTCCGTTGGGGGACAACCAATTACTAAGGCTATCTTAGGAGTTTTACTTGCCGGAGACAGAGAAGCTCTGTTACTAGCAATTAGAAAAGCAACATTTGGATCAGAAGTAGAGCTATCTACTGTATGCGACAAATGCCCTGAACTTCAAGTCTTTAAAGTTGATCTAGATGAAGATGTAGAGACCAAAGAACTAGATGATCCTATTAATGATCGTAGATTTACAGTAGAGCTTAAAGCAGGCCTTGCAAAGGTAAACCTACCTAGCGGGGAAGTTCAAACAAAGATCATTAATGCTACCGATAAGAACTCTGCAGAGCTTGATACTTTGCTATTGACTTCTTGTGTAGTAGAGATTGGTGATCAGCCAGTTCTAGACGCTA